TATCATAACCTGCAGGAAGTTGATGGAATGTTCCCGGCTCAACATCAATTAATGGCATATGATTATCATGTAAATCATCGCCCATAAAATCATCTGCATTAGGTGTTGTTAACATTCCCATTTTAGATGCGCCAATTCTTGCAGCAATTATCTCAGCCTCCCTATAAGCACCTAACATCTTTAAAGTGCTAATTACAGAAACCATAAATGGCTCACCTCTAGTCATATGTGTTCTTGTTGGCATAAAAACGTGGATCATTTCATCTGCCGGAACTCTTATATGTTTTTGACCCGGTGTTCTGTTGTAATGCCTATCTCCGGGATGACTAGTCAAAATCCAATAAGCTACAGGTTTATGATATTGATCTAGCTCAACACCCATTCTAATTTGGTTGCCATTTTGAAGAACTTCATTCTTTTTCTCATCGACCATATCAGCTTCAATTAATTGCAAGCTAAAATTATCTTTATATCTTTTGCCAGATAGCTTTTTAATAAAAACCTCACCATCCCTAGCTAATGCTTCTATGGCATATTTTTGGCAATCTAACCAACTCATACGACCATCAACAGTTGGATTTCCTAATCTTCCCCAACTCCTCCAAGCATTTTCAATAATGGCATTTCCCGGTCTATCTAATGTGCCATCCTCATTTCTAGCTTTAACTTGTAAATGAAAACCTTTATCACCTACAACATTCGTTTTAATTAGGTTAATATATCGCTTTGCAAATTCATTATCTCTAACTAATTCTCTTGATCTATTCCTTAAAACTTCAAGATTATATCTTAATTCACTATCTGCGCTGAATGAAGATCCAACAAAGTCACCAAATAAGCGACCACCTCTAGCTCCACCATAGTTTCTTCTTTTCATTTTCTTTGGATTTTGGTCACGTTTTAAAAAATCAAAAATACCCATCTAAAACCTCACCGATATAGTTGCGCCAGTTGGCTTACCTTTTTTAATAAGTTCTTTCCTTTTGTGCATTGCTAGTTCTTTTCTATAATAATTTCTCCATTGAACTAATTCATCTGGTGACATCTTAGATAAAGAACGACCATTAATCGAATAAGATAATACATCTGCATCTGCTCTACCCTGTAAAACAGTTTCAATTTTATCTAACATTATTTCAGTATGACTTCGTGGATCTGAATTATTAACATCTAAATCTGGTCTTATTTCCCATTCACCAGTTTCAACAACAATTCTATTACCACTTGCAGTTTCAACAACTTCTAGTTGCCAATGATATTTCCCTACATCATATGTTGCAGAAACAGCACTTGTTACAGTAAATAAATAATCTTTATTAGAATTTGTTCCATTAATTATTAACTCACTTGTTCCACCTGCCCTAATTCTAGCAACATATGCCATAGTATGAGTGGTATTAGGATAATCAGTTGATAAATCTGTTCTTTTCCATTGAACAAAGTCACCTATTACAAATTCTTCTGGTTCTTCTGTAGGAGCATTATCTGCATTAAAAAGGTTAGCCACGAATAAATCCCTTTTACAAATTTTTTATTTTGTCAAGTTACTATAACCCAAAATGCACTTTTTTGCCATAGCTTATTATCTCCAACCATTTACAAAACTATTACCCCTAAAACGATTAGGTCTAACAGGTCTTTTAGTTGGTTCTTCTGTTTTATTTATCTTTTCATTTTGCATTCTATCAGAAATTAGGTTTAAGTTTAAGTTTAAAATTGATAATGCACCAATCGCATAAACCCTGCAGTCTAATGCTTCATTTCTAGTTCTAGTTTTTACAAATTCTCTTCTAGGAAAACCTTTATGAAATTTCGTAACAATCTTTTCACTTGATGCTAATTGTTTAAAATATTCGTCTGGTCTATCATCTGGAAAGTGGCAATAACCTGCACCTACTTCAGATATTTTTAATCTTGAGAAAATAAGTTCCTTGATACTGTCAACACCTAAAGTAAATAATCTAATTTTACCAATATTATTTCTAGTTGGTCTTGACACAATAGGTCTACTTTCTCCACCCATACCTTTGATGGCAAAAATTCTTCTGCCCTCTCTAGGTCTGACAAAGTTATAAACAGCTTGTGTATAATGTCCACCACTATCAATGCATGCTGATCTGATTTGCATTTGCCGACCATCTTCAGTTTCATAAATATTTTTTAAAATATTTTCCAGATCATTCCATAAATGAGGTGTTGATGGATCACCATATAAAGTTCTGTAATCAACACTCCAACTTTCTTCATCTTTTCCCCATCCAACAACCTCTAACTCTAGTCGATCATCTTGCACGTCAACACCACAGGTTAAAAGCATAATATTTGAATCTAATTTATCACCAAATGGTTCAGCACGTTCTGCAACTGCGTAATCATCAACACGTTCACCTTGATCTTCCCACGTTTCAGCTAAATAGGTATTTACAAAAACCCTTAAAGTGTCTGGCATTTTTTTAGCAACTAAAAATCCTCTCACAGCTTCCGATAATGGTGTCCAAGGTGAATAAATCCCAGAGATATGGAAACCTGCTGTGCCATTAAAGTCTTCTGTAGCTACCCAGTTGCCATTTTTAATTGCCCTGTAGCGCATAGCATCATCCCAAGCAGAGCCACATTCCTCACAAACATAACAAGCTGTTTCTGGTTTATCTTCTTCCCAATTAACATTAGACCAGATTAACCTTTGTTCATGCTTACAATCTGGACAAGGCACATAATAATATCTCTTATCGCTTTCCTCAAAAGCATTTTCAATCCTAGATGCACCTTTATTTGTTGGTGTTGATACCATTACAATCTTGCGATTATAAGTGAATGTTTTGGTTCTGGCTTTACTTAGTTCGATTGGATCTCCCTCTGACCCTGCTGATGCCGGGTAACGATCAACCTCATCTAAAAAAACACATCTAATAGGTCTAGCTGCTAATCCAGATGGTGAATTTGCACCTACTATTGCAATATAACCACCGGGAAACTGTTTCTGATAAATAGTGTTGCCACTATCCCTAGAACGTGGATCTTTAACAAGGTTTTTTAAAATAGGTGTATCTCTAAGCATAGGTGACAACCTATCACTAGACCACATCTTAGCTAATTCTAGTGTTGGCTGAACTACTAGCATAGGTGATGGATCTTGCGATACATAATAACCAACTGAATTATTAATTATTTCTGTTTTCCCTATTTGTGCGCCTGTCATAAAAACAATGTTTTCAATCTTAGGATCACTAATAGCTTGCATCATTCCTCGCTGATAAGTTGCCCTATCAGTTGACCACAATCCCGGCTCAGCAGAACTTTCTGGTGATAGTCTTCTATGCTTGTCTGCCCACTCGTCTATCTTTAGATTTGGAGGTGGCTTCATTGCTTGCAACGTCTGCTGCATTATCCTCATCAGAGTCGTGTGATCTGATTGGCTTTGTAACTCTAACTTCGACATTTGCTATTTCCTGTAGTGCATCATAAATATGATCTTTTAAAATAGTTTTAACTTCTACTAATTTTTCTGCAGCATAAACTTCTGGAGAAACTCTTTGTGGAAATGCTAATAACTTTTGGCGCATATTCTGGCTAACCTCTAGCCAAGCATTTTCAACATCACTAGATGGAATTAATTGTTCTTCTATTTGTGCCTTTTCTATCTCTGCCATATCAGCTCTAACTTTAGTTAGTCTGGTTCTATGTGCATTATAATCATCACCACTTGCATCAGCTTTAATAGATCTTTCTTTTAAATATTTAATATAACCTTGTACTGCTGGGACTAATTCATAGCGACCACGTTCTGCTTTTGGGATAATACCCTCTGCTGATAATTGTTGAACACGTCTAGGAGTTAAATCTAACAATTTAGATATTGTATCAAGTGGAAATGTTGTTGCTGCCATTTTTCATTTCATCAAAAGTTTTGTTTGTTTTTTCGTGGATTGCTTTTTTACCTGTAAAGTCTTGCCATCTTTGAACTATCACATCTACATATTTAGGATCTAATTCCATCATATAACATTTTCTATTAGTTTTTTCACAAGCTATTAATGTAGAGCCAGAACCACCAAATATATCAACTATTTTTTCATCTAAAAATTTAACACACCATTCAATAACTTTTAATGGCTTTTGTGTGGGATGAGTTTTTTTCTCACCAGACCAATGATGTGATATAATTCTAGAATTTTTACCTAAATTTGTCCAAGCAAGTTCAAATTCAGAAAAACTTAATCCATCATTTTTTTTATACCAACACAACCAATCATTGTTAGTTGATAATTTATCACAATAATAATTAGCACCCCATAAAATTATTTTATTAAACATTGGTAATAAATTAAAAAAATTTGGTATTTGATTATCCCAAGAGCCTCTATGAAATTGTTTTTTACCTGTTCCTAATGTCATTTTTTCTGCATTAATTCCATAAGGTGGATCTGTTAATAAATCAATTTCATTTTCACCATCTAATAATACATCTATTGCATCTATACTCGTACTATCACCACACATAACTCTATGATTACCCAATAACCAAACATCACCTAAAACAGATGTGGCTTCCTCTGGTTCTGGTGGAATTTGATCTTCATCTACTAGACCCTCTGTAACTGCTTCGGCTAATAAAGCATCTAGTTCTTCATCATTAAAACCAGTTTGTTCTAAGTCATAACCATCAAGTTGCAGATCCTTTAATTCAAGGGATAACAAATCTTCATCCCATTTCGCCTCTTGACCAACTCTGTTATCTGCAATCCTGTATGCTTTTATTTGATTATCTGTGAGATCGGTTGCGATATGTATTGGCACTTTCTTATAGCCTAATCTGGTTGCAGCACCTAATCTAGTATGCCCTGCAATAACAATCATTTCTTTATCTACAACAATAGGTTGTCTCCATCCAAACTCTTTTAATGAACTCGCAACTTTAGCTATAGCTTCATCATTTTGACGTGGATTTTTTGCATATGGAATTATCTGTTCAATATTAACTTCTTGTATTTTCATAATAAAACGAAATGCCTCTCTAAATTTTGTCGCTAGAAAAACTATGCGCTCCCGAAATACC